CAATAGATAAAGATAAATTATATCCATCCTTTACATAGTATTTATAAAAAGTAATGTACAGGCTACTTGGCTGCCCGAGTGGTTCTTCGTATATTTAGGGCATAAATAAATAAATTAAAATTAAAGGTTATGTTAGATTTACAAAGTTCAGATTTTTTAAGTTTAGAGGAGATTAAAAAAATGGCTCCTTCAGTATTTACTACTCAAGGTAGTAAAGATACTTCAGATAAGTATACACACATCCCAACAGATACTGTAATTAGAGATTTAGAGTTATTAGGTTGGAGAGTAGCAGATGTAAAAGAAGTTGCTGCTAGAAAAGAAGGTAATAAGGGTTTTCAAAAACACTTAGTTATATTTAGAAACCCGGATGTAGTAATTACAGGTAACGATGGTGATACTGTTTATCCACAAGTTTTACTTACCAATTCACATGATGGTAAAAATTCATTTAAATTTCAAGCTGGTTTATTCAGAATGATATGTGAGAATGGTTTAGTTATAGCTGATGAGACATTTGAAGATTATTCAATTAGACATATGGGTTATGATTTTGATGCGCTCCAAGGTGTAATTAAAGATATGATTTCAAATCTTGATTTAACTGTTGAATCAATGAATAAAATGAAACAAATTGAGTTAGATGAGTTTCAACAATTAGAGTTAGCTAAAAAATTACTTGATATTAGATTAGAAGGTACAGGTAATCAACACGAGCTTCAAGCAATAAAGGATATTAATATTTCTCAAAGAGAAGAGGATAATGGAAGTGATTTATGGAGTGTATTTAATAGACAACAAGAGAATATAATTGAAGGTAATTTCAAATATTATAATGAAAAAAGATATTCTAACATGGTTTCTAATTTACATTTTGTTGCTAGACAAGCAAGACCAATTAAGAATTTCAAGCAAGATATGGCTGTTAATAAGAAAATGTTTGCAGCAGCATTAGAATTGGTATAATGAAAGAATATATCAAACGTACAATTGATGGGATGAGACAGGAGCTTTTAGAGTTCCTGCCTCAACGCATTATAGATGTAATTGAACCGAAAGATGTTTTACGTATGCATCAGTATAAAATAGGAAATGAAATAATAAAAGAGCAATATCGTATTAAATCAACTCAAGAATATATTGAGTTAATGAATTGGTATGATGCTAAGTCAAGAATAGTTTTAAAATGAATAAATACGAATTTTTAGTACTTTTTTGGGTTGGAATCCCATTATGGCTTATAGCAATTACATTTATAATGTTGTTATTAAGAATTAAAGAATCAATGTGTTTTTAATATGAGTTTAATTTATATGCAATCCACTATTGATTATATTCATTCTAAAGATCCTTATCTAGTAGAAAGGTTAGTTAAATTAGGTGAGCCTGAAATTAAGGAAATTATAAAAGAAGATACCATCAAATATTATAAATTTAAATTAGAAAAAAATGGATAATAATATTAAAGAATTTTTATATAATTATATTTCAAGAATTGAAGTGTCCCTTGAAGAAGGAGAAATAGGTTCTGCAAAACAAGAACTAGAGGCATTAAGGTGGAAAATATATCATAATACTTTTTAAAAATGAAAAAACATCCTTATTACGATAGAGAGAGTAGAGAAACTTCATTTAAAATATTAGTTTGGTGTGGCATAGGATTAGTGGTATTGCTTGTAACTATATTAATTAGTTCTGCCCTTAATTTACTTGAATTACAATAAAATAATATATATAAATATATGGGTATAGAAGATAAAATTTATATTTTTGATGACATAGTTCCAGTGGCTACTCAAAATATGTTGTTTTTATATGCCATGAAGTTCTCTAGATTTAAATATACACCTAGGACGGCTGATAATAGATTGTTTGCGGATAATTTAGAGGGTGAAAATGTATATGAAGATTTACAAATGGTATCAATGGTTATGAACAGAGAAAAGGGGCCCTGGGGTGAGTTACGTTATGATTTTAGACATAAGTCTCAATTACCTTTGATATTATCTCCTTTAATAAATACTTTAGCACATCATAATTATATTTTAGATTTAGAAGAAATTGAAAGAGTAAAATTTAACTTACAATTCCAAATTAATAAAAAATATAAAAATATGCATAATACCCCCCATATCGACCATTCGCCTTCTCTAGATACTATGTGGTCGGGAATTTATTATGCAAATGATAGTGATGGAGATACTATATTTTTTGAATTAGAAGATAATATTAGTGCAAGTGATTTTTTCAATGAAAACAATAGTAAAATTAGAGATGAATATTATAAAAAATATAAAGATCTTAAAATTTTAAAAAGAATAAAACCTAAAAAAGGAAGGTTTGTTTTTTTTAAAAATAATATACCACATGCAGGTTCAAATCCTATTAATTTTAAGGAAAGGTTAGTTATAAACTATAATATTAATTTTAAAGAGGGCTTAAGGGATCAATTTTTATAAATAATAAAACAATACATACAAATATATGGAAGATATACTTAAAAATACAATAAATAACTTAGAAAAAAGTTATGGTGAATTGGGGCAAATGAAAAACCAATTACTTTCTATGTCTTTAGGTTCATTTGATTATCTTTTTGAAGGAAAAGATCCTCTTTATACAAAAATGGATAAAAAAAGTAGTAATGAAACTATTTCTGCTTTAGAAAATGATCTATTACCTTTATTTGAAGAAAGTAAATTTAAAGAAGGAATAGAAAAAGTTAAAGAATATATAAAGCTTTTACAAGAAAATTTGGAGAAGTAAAAAACTTCTCGTACCTTTTTATTACGAGAGATTTAAAAAATAAATATTTATGAAAGAGGGGTTTAAGGAAATAGATAAAGAGGGGGTAGGGGACATCACGTTATATACACTTCCACACTGTAATTACTGTCAAACTTTAAAAAACGCTTTAAACAAATTAAAAGTTCCATACAATGATATTAATATTGATGAGAACGAGACTATGGGTGACTGGTTAGAGGAAAATTTAAAAACAGAATCTTACCCTATCATTTACTACAAAAGAACTCCAGAAGAATATATTTATATTTTATCTCAAACAGATTTGGAAACACTAAATGGTATTCGTATATTTAACACGATTGAGGAAGCACTAGAAATCCTCTTAGAATTTTATTATGAGATATAAAGATTTATTACAACGTAATTTAGAAAAAATTGAAAACCAGCTTAACATTGTAAAACATAATGCTCAAAGAGGTGAACAAAGACAAGTTAATGAGACAATTGATAATATAAAAGAAATTATTTCACAATCTCAAACATATCTAAATAACGAAACACAAGAATAACATGGTTTTAACAGCGGAGCAAATAAAAAGCAATTATGACGTTCTCTTGAATGGAATTGAAAAATATGTTGAAGGCGAACGTAAACAACAGTTTCTAGATTTTTATAATAAACTAGACGAAAGAATTGCTTTATTACCTGCTTCTCATAAAAAAGCGTATCACAATTGTTTCCCGGGGGGTTATGTTGATCACGTTATACGTGTTATAACTGCCGCATTTAAGGTTCATAAGGTGTGGCAGGAAATGGGAACCAAAGATACCTATACAGAAGAGGAATTATTTGTTGCCGCTTTAAACCATGACTTAGGTAAAATAGGATCATTAGAACATGTATCCGTTGTACCTTCCACTGATGAATGGAGAAAGAAAAATTTAGGTGAAATGTATACCTTTAATACAGCTAATGAATACATGTCTGTTCCAGACAGATCATTATTTTTATTACAACAAGCAGGAATTGAATTAACTACTAATGAATGGATTGCTATTAAAACTCACGATGGTTTATATGATCAAGCAAATGAAGCATATTTAAAAGGATATATGCCTGAAACAAAACCTCGTACTTCACTTCCTTTTATAATCCACCAAGCTGACCTAATGGCAGCACGTATTGAGTTTGAACGTGAGTGGTTGGATACTTTTGGTGAACAACCAAAATCAAAATCAACAAAGCAAGATCGAGTTAATACTAACTTAGATAAAATAGGTTCTGATAATGATAATTTAATGAATTTAGTTAAAAATCTCTAATGACTACAACCACTATAATAATATTAATTAATGTTGGACTTTTAGTTTTTGGAACTATTTCCTATATAATTTGGAATTTATTAAGAAAAAACGAAAGACAAGAAGATATAATTAGTACTCAAAATGAGTATATACAAACTATATCCAATCTAATGTCGGAGTCAAATAAAAAAATTAAAGAAATAGATTCAAAACAGATCTTCCAATCAGATGATGAAATAGGATGGTTTTTTAAGGGTATAAAAGAGATTCAAGAGCTAATTAACGAATACAATATTAATCATAAACCTTAGATGATTACACCATTAGACGAGTCTCTTAAGGGAAAAATTCTAGCTGTACCTCAAAAAGATGAGGGTCCTCAATATACTAAAAAAGGAACCTTAAGAAAAAGAAGACCAAAAACCAAAAATCAGTATTTTACTCAAGATACAGAAGATGCTATAATTGAATATGTTAACGAAACAGATCAAGATAAGCGTAATGCTATATATAATGCACGTATTAAATATGCTTTTTTTAAATTAACAGAAAATATTATACATACTTTTAAATTTTATTATACAGAGGTAGATACAATCCAACATTTACAACATGAGGTAATTACATTTTTACTTGAAAAACTTCATCTATATAAACAAGGTAAAGGTAAAGCATTTTCTTATTTTGGTACTATAGCAAAACGTTATCTAATACTTTATAATAACAATAATTATAAAAAACTAAAACAAAAAGCAGATGTTGATGCTGTTGATACAGACCAATCTATAGTAATTGATCTAACTAATAACCACTCACCAGATGAACCTTTAGATAGAGCTACAGAATTTATAGAATACTTACTTAGATATTTTGATTTATATATCTTTGATCATTTTCCTAAACCCGAAGATGCTAAAACAGCCGATGCCATATTGGAACTATTTCGTAAAAGAGAAAATATAGAATTATTTAATAAAAAAGCTATATACATATATATCCGTGAAATGACTGATCAATCTACACCACAAATTACTAAAGTAATTAAAAAAATGAAAAAAATATATGTTAGATTGATGAGCCAATATAATGAGCACGGGTATGTTAGTATGAAATTCTAACTCTTCTATATATCCATATTTATATCCAAAGCATAAATTATGGATTTTTCAAGTATAAAATTATTCGGAAAGAAAAATTTTGCCGATCTTTTAAAGGAAATACATACAAATCAAAAAGATAAAGAAGTTCAATTACGTTCTTTAATAGAGGGATTAAAACCATTAATTACTTCACCAGGTGAGGCAACAATGATTGTTCCTTTAATTAAAGAATATATGGAATTAGCTATTAAAAATGATGATGCCTTAATTAAAATGGCAGGTATTGTTCAAAGAGCAATGAATAGTAAGGCAGCTGATTCAGAAGAACTTTTAACAGATGAGGATAAAGAAATGCTCTTTAGTTCTCTTCAAGAATTAGATAAAAAAGTAGAAGTACCTAAATTAGAAGAGGTCAAGGATGCCAGTTAACAACCAATTTCCCACAATAGGGAACTCAGCATTTGTACCTAATAGTAATCCGATTTCTGTAATACAAAATGGAGGTTTACTACCTGCTAGAGTTATAGATATATCTTTAGTTACATCAACTAATGGAGCATCTATATTTCAAACTACTGGTGAGTGGGCAAACGTTGGTGCTATTAAGTTCGAGCTATTAGGTAATAGTACTTCTAAAGAAAATTTTCCACAAGGACCTATCGCCTATCCACTTGATAATAATATTAGAAAGGTTCCTTTAATTAATGAGATAGTTTTTATAACATCTGGTCCCTCTAGAAATATAGCTTTAGAGGAAAATAGTGATGCTATAGATTTTTATTATATGAATGCTATCTCGGTTTGGGGGAGGAGTCATCTAAATATGCTTCCTTCAAATTCATCTACTAGTAAAAATACTGATACTGTATCTAAAGAAGATGTAGAAAAAGGAATTGAAAATAGTGAGAATAGTCAAGTAGTAGAACCTAAACCCGGAAATACTTTTGAAGAAAAAGAAACTATAAGAAATTTATTTCCAAATGAAGGAGACGTTATAGTAGAAGGAAGATTTGGAAATTCAATTAGATTTGGTTCAACAGCAAAACAATCTGAAGAAAATAAAGATGTAGAAAGTCCTTGGAGTACAGAAGGGCAAAATGGGGAACCTATAACAATTATAAGAAATGGGCAATCACAAGTTGATTTACCTTTTAATAATTGGTTCCCAATATATGAAGATATTCAAAATGATGATTCATCAATTTATATGACATCAGGTCAAACTATCCCTGTAGCTTTAGCCTCCACTAATTTTACTTCATTTGGAATTGATGCTATACCTGTAGCTAATACTACCAAAATATTTGAAGGTGTACCTGTAATAGATCCAGATTCATCACTTAAAGAACTAGATAATATAGAAAATACTTACGATACTGTTAATCAAGAACCTGATACATCTAATGAAAAGGAATTAGAACAAAAAATTAAAGAAAGGGTTCAAAAACAAATTGAAGAAATAAAAAAACAAGAAAAATTAGAAGAATCATCTCAAACTAGATCTGGTGTTATAAAACAAGAACAACAAATAAATGATCAATTTACTATTATAAAAAATAATGACGAAATACAAGTATAATGTTGGAATTTATTTTAGATATATTATTTAATAATCCTGAAGGACTTACTTTTGCACTTTTTGGTTTAAAAAAGAAAAGAAGAAAAGCTGAAAGATTAATTAGACAAATGGAAGAAAAGGGTATTCCTGAATTAGATGCTCTTAATTCCGAAGGGGGAATTCCAGATATTCCTCAATTTGATAATTCTATTCCTAGAACAACTTCAATTACTACACCTCCTAATAGTATTTCTTACCAACCTGAATTTCCTTATAGGGGAAAACAGATTATCATAGATTCAGATAGAGTATTATTAAATGCTAAAGATGATTCTGTTTTTATAATTGGGGATAAAGCAGTAGGTATATCTACTAATGGTACATTTAACATAGATAGTAGTGGTAAAACTATAATAAATTCATCTCAAATTGATTTAGGTTTAGATGCTGAAGAATCTGCTGTAAAAGGAGACACATTAGTTAAAGTATTTAATGAATATCTTTTAGGAATTAATACTCTAGTAGTACCACAATTAAAAGAAGCTACCGATGCTAATAATGTTAAAATAGCAAATGTTAATAGGGCGGGTGAAGCATTAGAAGCCTTAACTAAATTACTTAATGAAGATATAAAAGCAACACTATCAGATATAGTAAAAATTAAATAATGGGTGCAAACGTAAAAAAAATAATAGAGAGTGCCTATAATGGTGTAGAAGTATTTGCTATGGCTTTACAAAATGTATCTGTAATAGCCTTATATGGTGGTCAAAATTCTGTAATAATAAGAGAAGGAAGACGTATTCGTACTAATGCAACTAGTGATTTTAGAGATGATCCTAGAAGAAATGAAATAAAATATGTTATAAAAAATATAGCAGAAAATCCTTCTTTAATTAATGTGGCAAATACACTTGAAGTTATAAACACATATGATTTTTGTAATCCCCTAAATTTTGCAATTAATAACTTATTCCCCCCCGGAAGTGAAGTAGCTAATACTTTTGATAGCATACAAATAGAAATAAATGAAGTAGTTAATTCTATTAGAAAATTTTCAATAGTAGAAAATGTTCAACAAAACATAGCAGTTTCCCCAAATGACCCCATTCCCTTTGTACTTGGTAAGATAGAATTATCTACTACAGATGAAAATAAGTTTACTAAAGGAAGTTTTGTAAGTATAACTCAAACTACGGATCCAAAGGTTACCTCTACTATGAGGGGAACTATAGATGAAGTTAGAGGAAATAATTATATTATTAATATAGAAAGCATTTCTCCACCAATTCCACCTTTCCAAAAAGGATCTTCGGGAAATGTTTTAACAGATGATTCTGGTGAACCTATTCCTGAGGAATATTCTAATTTTATAATAGAAGGTTCAACCCAACTTAGTAGCGATACAAGAGAATTAGCTGTTTCTTTAGATGATTTAACAAATGAATTAAGAAACATAGATATTAATACCATTAGATTACAAATAGAAACTTTACCCTCTAGTTTACCAGGAATAGGTAATTTAAAATCTTCACTTAGAGATTTTCAAAGGATAGTTGATCAAGAAACAGGAGAAGTAGCTAACATAACGGGAACATCTGCCCAATTTTTAGCAGGAAATATTACATCAGAAGAAGTAATAAGTAGAATAAGAAAAATAAGAGATTTTTATTACAAAATTTTACCTTATACAGATTTAAAATTTTCATTAACAGATTTATTTAAAAAACAAATAGAAGATATAAATAGAACTTTAAGAGATGTTGTTCCTTATGATGAAATATCATTTTTAGTTCGTCAAGTATCTTATATAACTAAATTTATTCTTAGTTTAGTTAATTTTACTATTGGAATTGTTGTTACTATTAATAATATTATAAAAACTATTAATGTTGTTCTTAAAGTTGTTAAAGTTGTTTTAAAAGTAATTAAAAAAATTATAAAAGTATTACCATTAATACCTTTTATCCCAGCGGTTGTTATACAAGCACCAACAGATTTTATAGTTAAATTGGAAGTAGGTATACAAAGAGCATTAGATTTATTAATTAAATTAAGTAATGAACTTACTTTAGCCGAAAATTCATTAAGATTTGTAAAGTATTACTTACAAATAATATTAAAAGAAACAACTATATTAGCCTCTAAATTAGAAAGTTGTGAGGGTCTAAATAATTCTGGATTACAAGAATCATTACTTGAAGCTAATAGAAATAGTTTTTTTGCCCTACAAAATTTATTAGAAAGTATTCCAAATTTAGATAAATATGAAGCGGGACAATTTGGACAGTCTGTAGTTAATAAAACAGGTGTTAATACATTCGTAGTAATAGATGGACAAGGTACTATAATGCCCTTACCTGATAGTGTATTTGGGTTTGATGAATTTGGAAATATATTATTTTATGGGGATTTAACCTCATTATCTACAGGTGTAAGTTTTGAAGATACTTTAGGTCAAGATTTTAGAAGTAGTCTTAATTATTATACTTTTAATAAGTTTGAAGCTGCAAAACATGGCCCACTAATTCAATCTGCAGATAATTTATACCTTGAAAACCAAACAATAGCAGATCCAGAAGATGCTTTTGGTAACTTTCAAGAAGTATATTTAGGATATACCCTTAAAATACAAGAAGATAAACCTATAGATAAAAATGAACAAACTCTTCTTAGAAGAAGAGGAATAGCATTAGATTCAAACAATAATATAATAGTTGCTACTGATTTAACTTTTTCGGATGATTTAGAGGGAATAATTAATGAATTAAAATATAGGATAGATGTTAGAGTTCAAGAGGGAATAATTGGAGTTAATACTACTGATAAGCTCGCTAATGAAATAACTGATTCTGATGCCCAAAATATAGCTACGGATATTGGTGTTAATCAATTAGAATTAAATAATATTAAATCCGAAGCTAATAATAGGGCAAATAATAATATATCATCAGGTAATGCTGGAAACTCAATTGAAGGTAAACCTATTGATCCAAATACACCTATAGAAACAAGGATTGGTGGTCAACCATTCCAACAGGACCAATCAATGGGTGGAGGAGATATTACTAGTGTTAGCAATATTCAAGATAAAGAATCATCGGGTAGAATTATTGATACAACTTCTTTAATTGATTCAATTGTAAAAGAACAACAAGAAAATGACCCTAGAATAAAGGCAATTTCAGATACATTAAAAACACTAAACTCTGTGGATTCTAAAACATTAAGTGATCTTTTAAAATCTCCAAATTCACAAAATTTGTCTGATGAAGAATTATTTAGTACATTAAAAGAACAAGTATTAAGTTCTTTTGATCCTAATCCTGCTAAAATAGACGAAGTTAGGAAGAAAACAGAACAGTGGTATGAAGGTTTAAGAAATTCTACTAGATTAGACTGGGAACAATTAACCCTAAATTATAGACCACCTCAAAGACCAGCCCCACCAAGCTATGAAGATTACTTTACTGAAGTTGAACAAGAAGCTTTGCCAAAATGGATTAAAACTTTATTAAGATCAGGATATACTGAAAATGAAATTCAAATTGGTATTGATAACGTTTCAATTAGGGATAAATATACTCTTAAAATTGGACCAGAACCATCTAAAGTTAAAGTAACATTACGTCCAGCATTTAGAAGAAAAAGATAATATATAAATATTTATAATCATGAAAATAGAAGCTTTTAGAAAAATAATTAGAGAGGAAGTAAGAGATGTAATTAAAGAGGAATTATCTTTAATTATGCAAACTCCTATCACTGAAACTAAAACAGTTCAGAAGCCGGTTGTAGAACAAAAAACAAAAACAAACTCGTTATCTGAATTAATTGAGGAAAAACCTCGACAACCACAACAACCTTCAAAACCAACAAAACCTTTATTTGAAGGTGTTGGTGCAATAGCGGATGTTTTAAATCAAACCCACGCTGAAGGTGGTTGGAGAAACCTTAACGGAGGAATGACAGCACAAGATGCTGTAGGATTTTCAGGAGGTATGCCTGGAGAAGCTACTAAAGTAGTCCAATCAGCAGATGATATGTTAGCATCAGCACCAAAAACAACAGATATGAATCAAGTAAAAATTGATGCCGTACCTGATTTTAGTGGGTTAATGAGTACTTTAAAAGACCAAGGTAAATTATAATGACTTATATAGTTAGAAATGTAGATGTTTTAGATACTAAGCCTAGCACAGGTGTTGGTATAAAGGTACCTTTTGATGGACCAACAGGTATAAACACTACATATACAACTAAAGAAGCTATAAAGTCAAATTTATTAAACTTTATTTTAACAGGTAAAAGAGAGAGGGTATTTAATCCAAGTTTTGGTTCGGGAGTAAGAGAATTGCTATTCGAACCTATAACAGAAGATATAATTGATCAAATAGATAATTTAATTAGAGGAGGAGTAGAATCATATTTTCCCACAGTTGAAATAAGAGAACTAGAAGTAACCTTACAACCTGATAGTCATACTTTTAACATATATTTAAATTATTCTGTTATCAATACTAATATTGAAGATGAATTACAAATAAACTTAAATAATGGCTGAGAGTAAACAAATACAATATTTAAATAAAGACTTTGACGGGTTCAAACAAAAACTACTTGAATTTGCTCAAATATATTACCCTGATACCTACAATGACTTCTCAGATACATCAGCTGGTTTAATGTTAATTGAAATGGCCGCTTATGTAGGTGATGTTTTAGCATACTATGGTGATAATCAAGTTCAAGAAAACTTTGTAGAATTTGCTAAACAAAGAGATAATTTGTTATCTTTAGCTTATACACATGGATATTTCCCACAAGTAACAACGGCTGCAACTACAGATGTTGATATATTCCAATTACTACCATCTACAACTGAATTTGGACAAGTAAAACCAGACTATAATTATGCTATGATTTTAGCTAATGGTGCCCAAATCCAATCATCAAATGATAGTAGTGTTTTCTTTTATATAGAAGATCAAGTCAATTTTACTACATCTGGTAGTTTTGACCCTACAACTCTATCAGTTTACTCTGTAGATAGTTCAAATAATCCTAATTTTTATTTACTTAAGAAAAAAGCTAAGGCATCGGCAGGTACTTTAAAATCATCTGCTTTTACTTTTACTACACCTGAAAAATTTGCAACTATACAAATACAAGACACAAACATAATAGAGATAGTTAAAATTACAGATAGTGATGGTAATATTTACCATGAAGTTCCTTATTTAGCACAAGAAACAATTTTTGATTCTGTAACTAATATAGCTTCTAATGATCCTACTTTAGCACAATATAATGAAACTACACCTTATTTACTTAAAACTAAAAAGGTACCTCGTAGATTCATAAAAAGATTCAAATCAGATAACACCTTAGAAATACAATTTGGACCAGGTGTGTCATCTAATCCAGATGAAATTATAACACCTAATTCAGATAATATAGGTTTAGGATTACCTTATGGAACAGATAAATTAACTACGGCTTGGGATCCAGCTAACTTTACTTATACTAAAACTTATGGTTTGGCACCTTCAAATACTACTTTAACAGTAGAATATTTAGTAGGAGGAGGAGCTACATCTAATGTTTCAGTTCAATCTTTAACCATACTAAGTTCTGGTTCTGTTAGTTTCTTTGGATCAGGATTAGATTCTACACTTCAAGAGACAGTTAGTGGTTCATTAGCATTCTCAAATGCTGAAGCGGCTACAGGAGGAGGAGATGGAGACACAAATGAAGATATAAGAAGAAAATCAATAGCACAATATCCAACACAATTAAGAACTGTAACTAAAGATGATTATGCTATTAGGTGTTTGTCTTTACCTTCAAAATACGGTAAAGTATCTAAAGTATACGTAACACAAGAAAATAGTGATTCTATTAGAAATGATGAGGAAAGATATGATACAAACACTTTATCATTATATGTTTTATCTCAAAATACAACAAATGATTTAGTAGTAGCAGATCCTGCTTTAAAAGAAAATTTAAGAGTATTTTTAGCAGAATATAGAATGTTAACAGATGCTATTAGAATAAAAGATGCTTTTATTATTAATATAGGTATTAATTTTGATGTAATTTTATTACCTAATTTTAATGTTCAAACAGTATTAAATGCCTGTATACAAGCAATAAAAGATTATTTTGATATAGATAAATGGCAAATAAATCAACCTATTTTAATTAATAATGTTAGAAATGTAATTGATCAAGTTGATGGAGTTCAAACAGTTAAAAAATTAGAATTTGTAAATAAAGTAGGAGAATCTGATGGATACTCAAAATTAGCATATGACATTAAAGGTGCTACAATAAATGAAGTATTATATCCATCTTTAGATCCATCTATTTTTGAATTAAAATACCCTGATACAGATATACAAGGAAGAGTAGTAACAAACTAATAAACAATGGCAGTATATAAAATATTCCCCGAAAAAGATACATTTATTTTATCTAAATTTCCTGCTCAAAATACAGGTAGAGATGAAATATTAGAAGTTACTAATGAAAACGGTATCAACATAAACTCATCAGCACAAGGTGATCTACCTGCTGTTAAACGTACTTTAGTACAATTTAAAACAACAGATATTAGTAATGTTATAAGCAATAAAATTGGTAGTAATAATTATAGTGCTAGTTTAAATTTATATTTGGCTACAGCTGAAAATGCTCCTTTAAATTACACTATATATGCTTATCCTATTTCAGGAGCCTGGGATATGGGAACTGGAAGAGTAAGTGATAATCCTAAAACTGAAGATGGATGTTCTTGGGGGTGGAGAGGAACCTCAGGTTCAAACGCCTGGACAACAACAGGCTTTGCTGATTTTGTAACAGGTTCGTATTCTGGTAGTACAACTGGGGGAGGTACTTGGTATACAGGTTCAACAACAGTAAATCCTGAAGCATCACAATCCTTTTTATATACTAGCGATAAAGACATTTCTATGAATGTAACTAATGCAGTTAAGTTATGGAATGCAGCTAGTTTTTCAAATAATGGATTTATAGTAAAACTGGAAGATAGTATTGAATTTGCATCTGATTATGTACAAACAAGTTACTTTTCAGTAGATACCCACACAATCTATCCACCAGATTTAGAATTTAAATGGGATGATTCATCTTATGATACACCTTTAACTACTGTAACATCAAGTGATTTTATAGTTTCTTTTACTAATATAAAAGAAGAATTTGAAGATAGTGCTATATATGATTTTAAATTAAAAGCAAGAGATACATACCCTACAAGAGTATTTCAAACATCATCTATATATTTAAACACTAAAGTATTACCTACATCTTCATATTGGGGGTTAAAAGATGTTAAAACTGGAGAAATGGTTGTTGATTTTGATACATCATACACTAAAATAAGTGCTAACAGCGGTAGCAATTATTTTACAGTTTATATGGATGGGTTAGAACCAGAAAGATATTATCAATTAATGGTAAAAACTATTATTGGAGATGAAACTCTAATAATTGATAATAAAGAAAATTATTTTAAAGTAGTTAGATAATGGCTAGGCAAGAAGTAAAACTTAATAAACAGGTATTTGGAAAGATATCTTATCCTAAAGTTATTGATACTGAATTTAAACAATTAGTTAAACCTGAAGAGGTTTTACAAATTGAAGAACCAATAACTACAGCGGAATTTTTTGCTGAATATGATAGATTATTTTTTGAAATTCCTCAACAAGGAGCCGGCTCACATGATGAGTTAGTCAAAAGAAGTTCTGCCTATATAGGTGTAACAGGACAATCTGAACAAATCCAAGCATTACTAAACGAAATAAACGAATTAAGAGCACAACTACTATCAGCTCAACAGGAGATAGTTAACTTAAGTACTAGTATATAATGGCAGAAGAAATAAGTATTTCTAGTGTTTCAGCTAGTTCTCTAGAAACTCAAGTATATTCTACACAGGACATAGAATTACTAAATGAGTTTGAATTAAATAGGGAATTTGGATCAGAACAAGATATAGTAGAATATCATATATTTTCTGCTACAAATGAACTTTTATCCTCAAGCTACGATTTTAAAAATTATTCAACACTAGTTACTAATCCTTCAAGTTCTTTATATAATACTCTTTACATTGATCCTGATCAGGACTTACAAAATGCAGGATTTAATTTAGGTGAATATAATGTTCTTTACAATTTTTATAGACCTTTATTTTTAAGTAATAAAGATGAAAAATATTTTATAAAAGAAATATCTTCAGATAGAACAGAGATAAAAATTACTACTAATAATTTATCTTATAATGCTGTAGGAACATCTTTCTTTAATTATATTACTTCTAAAACAGGTAAAAGTTTTTATTCCGATCTATTATTAAATTTTGGTGATAATAATACTTTAATAGGAGTAAATACATTATTAGATACTGAAGATCAAACCCAACCTGGTATATTTGTAAAACTATATGAACCTTTACCTTCATCATATAATGTTTTAGATCAACTGTGGATAGTAGAAGAAGTTTCTGATCCAATAAGCTTCCAAGTAAATATTCAATTTACAGCTGAAGAAACTCAACAATTAGAATATTTAAGGGGTCCTAATACTAACATTGATTTAAATGAATTAACTAATACCCCTACAAAATATTTTAATACAAACGAACTATTAGATACTGTTTTAACATCTTCGTATCAACAAGTACAATCTGTATTAGAAGAAAAAGGTATTGAAATTAATATTGATTACACAGATTATAATAATTTTATACATTTTGGGTCTGCTTATGATAGATTAGCTAATTTTAAACATAAATTAACTCAAATTCAATCTTATCAAAGTGATATTAATACTTTAAAAGGTTTAGATCCATTAACTGACCAAACAGTAATTTCGGCATCTGAAGCAACATTACAAGAAAATATTGATACATTAATAGAACAATTTGATGGGTATGAATATTTTTTATACTTTGAATCTGGAAGTAAATCATGGCCTAAATCAAACCAATATCCACCTTATAATAATTACTCTGTATCCTCAGATTCAGCCTCTGTATGGTATGGGTCAGAGGATGAAAATAATGAATATTTTGGAGGTCAATTACTATCAGCTTCTTTATACGACGATGACAATCAAAATTATGTGTGGAATACACTTCCGGTATATGTTCAAGAAGATGTTCAAAACCAAAACTTAGCGTTGTTAGTATCAATGTTAGGACAAAGCTTTGATACTACCTGGACTTATACAAGAGCTATTACTGATATAAAAGATGCTGATAATAGAATTGATAGTGGTATTTCAAAAGATATAGTAGCAGATACTTTACGTTCTTTAGGAATTAAATTGTATACCACTAATAGAACAAACCAAGATGTATTTACAACCCTATTAGGTATTACACCTTCAGGATCATTAGTTCCTGAAACAGGATCCTTAAGAGTAGAAACGTATATCTCTGCCTCAAATGAAGTTACTCCTTATGGCGATATAAATAAAGAAGTATATAAAAGAATTTATCATAATTTACCTTATTTATTAAAAACTAAAGGATCATATAGAGGTTTAAGGGCACTTTTAAACTGTTTTGGTATTGAAGATACTATTTTAAGAATACATGAATATGGGGGTATTGAAAAAAATATTCAACAAATAACCCAATTTTATGAAAATCATGTTTATGCATTAGACACCAGACAATCTAGTTCAGTTGAGGTACCGTGGCTACCGGCTATAATGCCCATGGTAGGAGAGCATTGGGAAGATATAGATCAAGATTGGAATAATATTGAAGGTTGGTGGAATGGAGTACTAGCAGAAGATCAAGTACCTGATACAGTTCAATTTAGATTTAAACCATCTAGTATACCTTCTGCATCTTACGCCACACAATCCTTATTCCAAATAAACACAGGGAGTGCTACCCAATTTGGAATTCAATTAAGACATACATCCGCCTCATATGGTGAGATGAAATTCATATTATCTGGATCACAAGGATATGTTACTAGTAGTCCCATGCTTCAACCTTTCTTTACAGGAGGTTTTTGGGATGTAATGTTAAGAAGAGATCCTGGTAAATTAAATTTAAACCAAACAGGATCAATAGATGTTAATTATGAACTAGTAACTAAAAATAGTAAATTTGATGGAGATAATGCATTTATACAGTACCAAGATTCTTCAAGTTTATTTATATCTAGTTCAACCTCCGCTTCATATAATGAAGCTTGGAGTACATATACTTTCACTTCGGGAAATACCTATTTATTAGGTTATTTAGGAGGAACAGGAAGTAATAATGTAATAGCACCCGATAATGTTATTTTTGATGGTGAGTTTCAAGAATTTAGATATTGGATAACTAATTTATCACAATCTATTTTTGATCAACATGTATTAAATCCTACTTCTTATGCTGATAATGATATAACCTCATCCTATTATAATTTAGTTTATAGACTACCTTTAGGAAACTATGATCAAATATCTGGTTCAGATGGGGATAACAAAATAACCTCAGTACACCCAATGGTTACCGGATCTTATGCTCCTACAGGATCATTCCTAGGTACTGGGTCATCAACAGTAAACTTTGCTATTATAAATAATTTTACTACTAACAGTTTTAAATCTGAAAGTAGAGTAGATGTTATACAAGGACCAGATAATGGAGGATTTGCTCAAAATGAAAATAAAATTAGGGTGTCAAATAATGAAATAATATCAGGATCAACTTTATCACCTTATGTTTCAGTACAAATAAATCAGTTAAGCAGTTCAGTCATTGATTTTACACCTGATTTGGATATTGCTGAGATTGCTATTTCCCCTCAAAATAGTATTAATCAGGATATTATAAATCAATTTGGTTGGTTTGATATAGATGATTATATAGGTGATCCTAACATATCAGGATCCCTAACTTATCCTAAATTAGAAGATTTAAAGAAACTTTACTTTAGAAAATATTTTAAAAAGACCAGTGTTTTAGAATCTATAAGACTATTATCATATTTTGATAATTCTTTATTTAAAATGTTAAAAGATTTTGTTCCTGCTAAAACATTATTAAATACTGGTTTAGTTATTAAACCAACCTTATTAGAAAGAACAAAACAAGAAAGATTTGAACCCACATTTACTCATTTAGATCATAGTGGATCTACTAAAATAGTAAGTGTTACAGGGTCTAACCCAATGAATGAAAATCTTAATACCAGGTATACTGGTGAAATATTAATACCTTCTAGCTCCGCAGATACTATAACTGCTTCTGGAATAATTTATAATTTTAACGACCTAAGGGAGCCATTTACAGGAGAGTATAGTGGTAGTGAATTAACAGTGTATACTTTACCAACTAGCAGTACAGTAACAGAATTAAGTTTCTTTAATACAGAAACAAACTATAGTACATCAATATCATATTCAGCAATACCCTTGGATCCTACATTCAATAATATATCCGAAGCTAGAAAATCAGTTAGATTTATGGATGTTGATTATTCTTCTAATATAATAACCCCAGTTAATATAGGATTTATAACAAGTAGATCTTTTGGAGATATAACAGAAGGTTCATCTTCATTTTTGGATGCCCCTGTTCAAGATAGTAATTACACTTTACTACGTAATAAAAATCCTAGATATTTAGGTAGTAAAACAATATCCCAAAAATATAATACTTATACTTTAGGAGATTCATCTTATGGACAAACAGCAGCTATTGATTTAAATTCACTTAAATTTGCCTATTTTTCAGAAATAGTAGAAACAGGATCAGCTTTCCCAGAAAGATCAAACGTATATATTAAATATTTAATTGATGGAAGATCTAATGTTATAGAATTAACAAGAAAAAATGAAAACATTTTTGATATCCAAAATATATTTAATGCAAAAAAAGAAGTTGATATATCCCTAGATGACAATCAATTATTTGGAGATCAAAAATATCTAGATGGTTTAAAACCCATATATGCTGGTGGATTTAAATATTTACCTACACTACAAAATCCAACAGGAAGTAGTACTTTAGATTTTAGATTTACAGCGGGACCAATTGAAAATATAACTAAAGAAGATATATTCCCAATACCTAATAGTTTAGGGGGTAAATTTGTAGATATAAGTAATTTTACTTTAGGAACTATTAAAATACAAAGTGGAAGCAATAGTGTATCAGTAGGAGGATATCCTGCTATTACATTAACCCGAAATGCCCCTGTTAATAGGGAAAGTATTTGGTGGGATAATGATTTATTAATTAATGTGGAAGGACAAGTAGAACTAGAAATTAATATCCCTAAAAATGTATCAGCTTCATTTGATACTATATCTTGGAATCCATTTAATGGGGTAGCACCAATATTTTCATCATCAACTGATTTTGGAGAATTTGAATCAATAGAAGCTATTTATCATATTTCTAACTCTGTAATTTTACCTAAAAACACTGATAAAATCGAGGCAGTGTTTAATGAATCAATATCAGCTATGGGAGGACAATTTGAAACTAGTTTCATAACACCCGACATAGTAAGTGCCTCTGTAAATATAGGTGGTTTACAGGCAGCATCTTTTGGAACCCCAGCTTACACTTATTATTTCCCATCTGATCCAATGACTTCATATACAGCTAGTATAGTTGATGGAGGTGATGATAATGAAAATGATGCATTCTTTTTAAGAAACAATACAGGATCATTTAATATTTTAACCGCTTCCGTATCTATGTCTTTTTGGTATGGCAATTTTACTCAAACTTCATCTATTTATGAAAGTGGTTCTGATTCATACGGAATTATAGATGAACCCTTTGTTATAGAAGAAGGAGATTTATTTAGATTTGTAGATAAAGACGGAGGAGTAGCAGGCTCAGGAAGTGGAGAATTTCCCATAGCATTTGAAAGACAAGTTAAAAGAGTAAGTGTTATACCAAGAGATGAAGTAACAAATACAAGACGTTTAACAATTGAATTTGATAAAGACATACCAGCTAGGGCTTGTGAGGATTTTACAACTTTAAATCCTGATGCTGCTAGACAGATTAAAAGATTTATTATATTAAAAAAGGTAGAGGACGAAACAAATATTGTCCTTAATTTTGAAAAACAACCAGGACAAACTTCAACGGGTATAATACTCCCGGCGGATTTACCTTTATCCTTACAAGATAAAGCTGGTAATATAGTAAAAGAACTTAAATCACAAAACTTAATAACATAATTTTAAAAAACATTATATTTATATATAACAAAAATAGATCATGGGATATTTAAATAATACTACAGTTACTGTTGACGCCATCTTAACAAAGAAAGGACGTGAATTATTAGCACGAAACGATGGCTCATTTAGAATTACACAATTTTCTTTAGCCGATGATGAAATAGATTATACATTATATAATCCAAACCACCCATCAGGCTCTGCTTTTTATGGAGAAGCTATTGAAAATATGCCAATTCTTGAAGCATTTCCGGATGAAACTCAAGTAATGAAATATAAATTATTAACATTACCAAGAGGAACTGCTAAATTACCTGTGTTAGAAGTAGGATATACTACAATTTCACTTAATCAAGGTGCATCATTATCAATTACACCTCAAACTTTAAATTACTTAGGAGCTGCAACAACATTTGAAGCTTCAGGATATACTGCAACAATCGGAGATTCAAGAGTATTATCAACATTTGAAGGAACAGGAGTAAATACTACAGATGCTGCTACATTAAATTCAACTTCAACAATAGGTACAAACGTATCAAGAACAGTAATTGGAACAACAATTAATTTAACTGCTACTACAGTAAATACATTATTTGGAACAGCAAATACATTAAATACTATACTAACAGTTACAGGTAGAGATTCGGGAGCAAGATTAACTATTCCAATTAACATAACTAAAGTAACTACATAATATGAGCTTTACAAGTTTAAATTCGAGTGATTTTGTAGTAAGTGCAGATTCTATAACTTCTACACTATGGTCAGGTGAAGTTCCTACATTGACACAATTTTTTACTTCATCACAAACATCATCTTTTGATACATTTTTAGATGTATATCAAACTGGATCTTTAAGATCAGACGCTGCAGTACAATTTTCTATTGCATATGGAGAAGTAAGTGGATCAGGTTCAGCACCATATAATACTTTAGTTACTGGTAGTTCACCATCAAGAGTAACTTATGGTCAATATAGAACTTTAATAAATGGAGACGAAAATACAAACTTTAATTTTGGAACAGGTAATACTGATTCAAGAGATATGTTTGCTTTAACTGTTAATAGAGCCAGATACAAAGAAAAATTATTCCCAGGAACATTTAACCTAGTACTTTCAGGTTCAGATGGTAGTAGTCCTTCTAAAATTCAATTAACAGATAATTCTAAAGATGTAACTACTTTAACATTTACAGATGCAGGTAGAGTATTTGATATAGTAAGTGGAACAAATGGAAGTGCTGTATCAGAAAGTGTAACAGGTAGTGTAACTGCAGGGTATACACCTTCTGGTTCTTATGGTAAATTTTTACCTGATGTAGGATTAATATTACTAAACCCAAGAGCCTTAGCACTATCAGCATCACAAGGTGGAGTAGGATTAGTAATTAATGATGATTTAACAAATACAGCTTTAGTAGCTAATAATAGTGCTTTATTTGAATCAATAAAGTTAGCACAAACATTCTCTTTAAATTCAGAAGAAACTATTACAGCTGATTATATATTTGTAAGAGTAAGAAATACTGATTACAACTATACTACTAACCCATCTATGATAAGTGGTAGTGGAGAATTTGTATATTCAAGTTTAATTAATAACCCTCAAACTTTTATAACAACTGTAGGTTTATATAATGATGCTAACGAGTTATTATCTGTAGCTAAATTATCAAAACCATTAGTTAAAGATTTTACTAAAGAAGCTCTAGTAAGAGTAAAACTAGATTTTTAATGAATGAGTTTTGCATACAAAAAACTAAATCCGACTGACCTTAAATCAGTTCCTTATACTGCTAATAAACAGTATGAGTATGATTCATCATCTTATTCAGATAATAACATTCAAACTTATGTAGGAGAGTATATTCCTATTACTACAGATCAACCTTTTGATCCTGTAAACGATAATTTAACTACAGACCAAAATTATAGAAGATTAATATATGAATCTGTTCGTCATTTATATTATCAAAATTATATAACAGCATCTTCAATTGACCAAGTTCCAGAACGATCAGGTTTAAAATACCCAGATAATGTTAATTATTTTTGGCATTCTTCCTCTTTTGACAATTATTTACAAAATACTTTAGCATCAGGATCTTTTCCAAATTATAGAAATTTTCCTTATTTTCAATCTCAAGAATTTGATTATGATGATGAAGGGAATGCCCTATATGGAACAGCAGTTTATTTTATAGAAAATGCAGCTAAAATTAGAGTAATATCAGTACCAAAAGACAAATATGGGGAAGGTATAAAACCAACCACCTTTATAATTTCAGGATCAGATTATTATATAGCAGATGATGGGCAAGGAAATTTATTTGATTTTATAAAAGTAATAACAGAATATGGTGAGCAATTTTATTCTGCACCCGCTGCATATTATGCTGGACAAGCAGATGGATTAGTAACACCGGTTGGGAATATATTTTATAATCATGGTTTAGCTGTTATTACAAATCAAGACTATTTATGTTTCATAGAAGGTAGTCCTGTAGCGAGAAATGATTATTTTACAATATTAAATACCCAAGAAGAAAAAATACTAAATATTCTAAATGCAGATTTTGATGATTGTGTTTCCATAGCATCAGAATCAGTATCTACATCAAACATATCGGGGGTTTCTTTTCCAGATTATAGTGTAAGTAGTAGTGGAGATATAGTAATAACACCTAATAATACAAGTGTTATTCCTGGTCAATATAAATTACAATATACTGTAGATAACACTTTAGGAATTACAAGTAATACAGCTTCAATAACATTAAACATTACAACTGAACCATTAACATCTTCAATAAATTCTGTAACAGAATCTTGTTTTGAAGGAAATGATTCTGCTTCTGTAACATTTTCAATAGATAAAGGGTTACCTCCATATAGTTGGTCTGTTGATAATTCTACTTATACTCCTGTAAGTGATTTATTCCAACCTATTGTTACGGCATCATTATTACCAACACGTTCTTTAGTACTTTATATAAAGGATAACAATAATGAAATAGTAACTCAATCTATAAATACTTCATTTATACCAATTAGTGGGACAATATTTCAAAACGAAGTATCAAATTGTAATACAAATGATGGTGAAATTATAATTAGTGCCAGTGGAGACACAGGTATAATCTCAGCTTCATTATCAGCTTCTTTTTCTAATTCTATAGAATTACCAAACACATTTACATCTTTAACTACAGGATCTTATACAGTACATTTTAAAGATTCTAACTTATGTACAAGTTCTTCTACAATTACCGTAGGTAAAATATCACCTGTAACAGCTAGTTATGCTATAACACATGTAGATTGTTTTGCCTCAAATAGTGGTCAAATTTTACTTGATATATTAGATTCTAATGATACTGCCTCCGATTCATTTATAACAGGAGGAAGAGAACCTTATACTTGGAGTTGGTCAGGTCCTAATGGGTTTAGTACATCTTCTGAAGATGCAAAAAATTTATCAAGTGGTAGTTATATATTAAATATAACTGATAATAATGGGTGTATTTACCCTTTTAATTATGATATATCTTCTTCAACAGAAATCACATATACTGCTAGTATTATATATACTAATCGTAACTTTCCTATATTACAAGTTTTAAATTTAACAGGTGGTTTAGAACCCTATGATTATACTTTAACTACTAATATGACTACTATTACAAATTCATTTAATAGTAGTGTATCTAATAGTAAAGATATTTTTGCTCAATCTTTAAATTCGGGCTCCGGGACCTTAGTAATAACAGACCGTTTAGGGTGTGTTGCATTTACTTCAAGTTTAGAAATTTATGGTAGAACATGGGAAGTAAGTGAATCATTTTGTGAAGATGGAACAGGTAGTGTAGCAGCAAGAAATCTTAATTTTTACACTTACAATACAGCTAGCTCTGAATGGGTCAATGTTAAAATCCATTCAGGAAGTGAAACACCTATAGAAGTGGCCACTTCAGGTAGTGCCACGGGAAGTTATACATGGAATCATAACAGTACTTTATATATAGACATTTATACAGGATCTAATAATAATTTTTCATTAATAAGAGAATTTAGTGGATCTAGTGATACATTAGGCACACCTGCTAATTTAACAGGTAGTGAAATTACAAATTCAGCTATTATAACAGGTAGTGGTAGAATGGATTATTTTTATGAAAATAAAGATGTTTCCCTATCGTTTGGAACCAGTCATTCAATTTCATCTCTACATTTAACAGCATCAAAAGTAAATACTGAAGAATTAGTTACTAACATTAATTTTAAATTCAATAAAACAATTGATTTAACTACTATTAGAGATAACTTTACAGGTAGTGCAACAAATTTATCATTAACTGGAAGTGGGGGAACAAATATAGCAGATGGATCAGGTAGTAACTTTATAGCTCGTGATAATGAATTTATAGATACTATATATGGTAATACGGGAAGCTTTATAGGCCCAAATAATTTATTATTCAGAGAAGAATACCCTTTTGGGAATATAATTAATACCCCATCAGCATCAAATGTAGAATTTACTAGTGGATCTATATTTAGTGGATCAGTATCTGCAAGTTATTTTGGAGGAGATAATTCACAATACTTTACCCAAAGAACAGATAAAGTTTGGCTATTAACAGCAGATGTAGATGGTATTCCTTTTATAGAAGCTTATTCATATACAGATAATAGCCAATATCAAAATGATCCTATAGGAATTAGAAACAACACTACAGGTAGTCATGGGGGATATAACATCTTTGCAGGAACACAAAGAATGGAACATGATTTAATGTATTTAATGATAATACATGAAGATGAATTTGCTAATATGCCTTTACCTACTGGTATAGGAAGTGGTGAAATATTTAGAAGAAGATTAAATTTAATAAGAGATGTTAATAGAGTCTATTATTTATTTATGTCTCCTATAGCAACATCAGGATCACAGGCTCAATTAGATAACAGGGCAATAACAGTTGGAAAATATTTTATAGATAATGTAATTAATGGCTAATACAGGATTTGAAATATCACAAAATGTAGCTCAATATTTTACTACAGGCCCTAATTCAGGTAGTAAAGTAACAAGTAGCTTTGATCAGGATTTAACAGTTGCTCCTTTTAGTGCATCCTTAAATGGAGAAGAATTTTTTAATAGGGCCTATAATCCTGTAACATGTGAACCTGGATTTGAAGATTGTTTAGTCCCTTTATTAACTAGTTTAGAAACAGGATCTAGAAGAGGAAGATTTACTATAAATTATGTAACCCAATCTTCATTTAATGCTCCCATTGATATAACAGCTTCCGTTAGTGATGATATAAATTTTGCTAGTGGAAGAACAGAAATATTCTCATCTTCAATTGGAACTTTATTTCCAGTAACTTCATCATTTATAAGTGGAACTGTATACTTTAGAGCCTTTACTTCTTGTAGTGGGCCAACCCCTTCACCTAATTCTGATTTACTATCATTTAGCTACGATTTAATATCACCACCAAGTGCAGGTACAGTCCTAATAGTATTTACTAATACCTTATCTTCACCAATGGAGGTAGAAATTAGAAGTGAAAGGGGAAACCAAAATTATGTTATAGAAGCTAAAGATTCAGTTACATATGATTATACAAACCACCCAAATGATCCTGGGGCATGGGTAGCAACTAATAAATCATCTCCCTTAAATATAACAATTAAGGGTGGTTCTAAAAACACATATGGAAATTTAATTCAAAAATCTATTAATGGTAATGTATTTGCAACGGTTATAAAAGGGGGAGGACTTAATCAAAGATATGTTACTAATGATAGAAGTGATACTTTTAATCCTGATACTGGTATTACCTTTAAAGTCACACAAAATACTTTACCAAAACCAAATACTACTACTACAACTACACTTTCATTAATACAAGAAACTCCTCCTGCACCTGCACCGGCAGAACCAACCCCTATATATACACCTTATCCAAGAGCAGTTGTAGGTTCAATAGTATATGAAACTGAAGAAAAAGTTTGTGCCGATTCTGGAGTTGATTTTAGACAAATTACTTATCAAAAACTTAAGGGATACTTGTATGCTAATGTAGAAAATGCTTTATTGGACATTAAAACTAATTATCCTTTTACTAAAAATTTTATTCTTACTACTTTAACCACTTATTTAATAGTTAATAAAGAAGGATTAATAGTAAATGAAGGAATCACATGTATTTTACCTCAAATTCAAATTGAAACAAGTAGAGGATCTTATCCCGACCAAGAATCGGCATGTAAAAGAAAAAAATCATCCGGAGTTTCTTATAATTTTAAAGATAATACTTTAATAGGAGGAACAGGACTATCAGGTAGATACCCTATATATAGTGGTGTGCAAGAAAGAGGAGGACGTAATGTTATATTAGAAAATGGTAAAATATTGGCATATGAAACTTGTGGAACTGAATTAACAGATATTCAATATTCTGAAATAGGATTTAATAACGAAATATACCCACTAGAAACTCCAGAACTAATTAACCCAAGAACATTAAATTTTGTTTGTAACTATTCACAAAGATACATAAACTATTCCTTAGGCCCATCAGGAGTTGTATATTATGGGTTTAATTATAAAGAAGGTAAATATAAATATGTTCCACTAGGATTAGGACTTAGATGGTATAGAACAACAGATAATAAATTTGTAATATTTAATAAAGGATTAGTAACAAATATAATAAACGAAATAACATTTTGTAATTAATTATGGCAATAGAAGTAGGACCAAATACTTTAAAATTTAAAAATAAACATACTATATATGAAAATGAAATAGTATGTAGGGTAAGTGCTACTGAACTTAACATGTCCCAAAACCCTACAATCACTACAGATAATTCGGGCTCATTAAGAGATTTTGCTACTGGTTCTATTTTTCAACCTTATGCCACTACTATAGGAATATATAATGAGGCAAACGAATTATTACTAGTAGGTAAATTTGGTCAACCTATTCCAATGACTAATGAAACAGATATTACATTTGTAATTAGATACGACCAATAAATGTGGTTATACAATAATGAAGTTATAAAAGGTATTGAACAAATACCTAAAAATACATTTGGATTTATTTACCAATCTACTTATATTCCAACTAATGAAAAGTACTTAGGTAAAAAAGTATTATTTTTTAATCGTACTTTACCACCTTTAAAAGGTACTAAACGCAAAAGAAAAGTAGTTAAAGAAAGTGATTGGCTTACTTATTATGGTAGTCATGAAAAAATTAAAACTCTTTTAAAAGAAAATAAACACAATGATTTTAAAAGAGAAATTTTAGAATTCGCATTTAATAAAAAACATTTAACTTATTTAGAAACAAAATATCTATTTTGTAATAATGTTTTAGAAAATAAAGAATATATAAATGATAATATATTGGGTAAATTTTTTAAAAAAGATTTGGTTAACCCAAATATTTAGTGTATATTACTCAAAACTGAAGTTTTTTAAATGATAAACCAAATATTACTTGGGTTAGTAGAATCCGTTCTAGGTAAGAGTAACCCAACAGCAAGGGGTAATCATGCCTTTTATTGTCCTTTTTGTCATCACAAAAACCCAAAACTAGAAGTAAATTTAATTCCTAATAAAAAGAAAGAGAATTTATGGCATTGTTGGGTGTGTGATAAAAAAGGTAAAACTTTGTTTGGTTTATTTAAGGCATTAAAGGTATCTACTGATAAAAAAATACAACTAAAAGATATACTAGGAACCACAGAAAAATATGATATTATAGTTTCAAATATTAAAGTTGAATTACCACCTGAATACAAATCATTATATAATCTTAATAAATCAGATATACATGCTAGACACGCTTTAGCTTATCTTAAAAGAAGAGGAATTGCTACTCAAGATATTTTAAAATATCAAATTGGATATTGTGAAAATGGAAGATATGCTAATAAAATTATTATACCTACTTATAATGCTGATGGGCAATTAGACTATTTTGTAGCACGTTCATTTGAAAAAGAACCATCAAGGAAATATGATGCACCATCTTCAGATAAAAATATTATAGGATTTGAAAATATGATAAATTGGAATATTCCTATTGTATTATGTGAAGGTGCATTTGATGCTATTGCTATAAAAAGGAATGCTATACCTTTATTTGGTAAAAATATATCTAAAAAACTAATGCAAAAATTAGTTACATCTGAAGTTAAAAAAGTTTATTTAGCCCTAGATAAAGATGCTATTAAATCAACTTATAAAATAGCTAAACAATTATTAGAAGCGGGAAAAAAACTATTTGTAGTAGATTTAGATGATAAAGACCCTGCTGATATGGGATTTGCTTTATTTACAAGTAAAATCCAACAATCACAAGAATTTACATTTTCATCTCTACTTAACTTAAAACTAGCCATATGAAATTAAGGAAAGCCAACTTTCCTAAGCAGGAACTAAACCGCGAATTTACTCAAATTACTACTAATGATTCTAGATTCTATGAAGATGGAGAAAAAACATACCCCTCAGTTACGTATGTTTTATCTTATTTTCCTAAAGGAAAACATTTTGAAGAATGGTTAAAAAGAGTAGGATATAATGCCGATTATATTGCCAAAAAAGCAGCTGATGAAGGAACACTAGTACATAATTTATGTGAACAATATCTTTTAGGTAAAGAAATAAATTTAATGAAAGATAGTTCTCCCCAATATGATTTAAACGTATGGAAAATGTTTTTGCGTTTTGTTGACTTTTGGGAAACTAGTGGTGCTGAATTAATAGAAACGGAAATATTTTTATACTCTGATACTTTACACATAGCAGGAACTTGTGATTTAATTTGTAAAATAAATGGTGAAGTATGGGTTATTGATCTTAAAACATCAAATAATCTACAAACAACCTATGATTTACAATCAGCTATATACGCTAGATGTTTTGAAGAATGTTCT